TGCCGGTCTTTGCATCGCATGTATCGGTTGTGCAGTCCCTTGGAAACCTTCGCGCGCTCAGCGGCGCGAATCATCGCGCCCTTGGCGGTTTCCTCCACGGTCGGCGCGGCCAAGTCATTCTGGTTGGATGCTGCGGTGTTCTGGATTAACGTTTGCGTGAACGCCGCAGACACTTCCAGCGCCGGATTGATCCCCTGACTCATGTTCAACTGGAGCGGGTTGATTCCGTTCGGGATGAAGTTGCCGCCACCCCATTTGACCATCTTGAAGTCTTCCAACTTGGCGTTCGTGGTCGGTTGCCACATCGGCTTGATGCCTGTTACCACAAGGTCAGCAATGCTGTTGTCAATCTGATTCAGCAACGCGCAGAAAGGATAAATGTCGGTGCCAAGTCCTTTGATGGAATGATACGTTCCATCGGCCCCAATGTCGTAGGGAAACAGACAGATGCACTGGTCCCAGCCCTCATACCGGCTTTGGCTGTCAAAGATGAAATCGAAATTTGCCTGCCCCTCTTTTGCGGGGACGATCTTCTGCGAAATCGTTCCGTCCATTTCCTCGACAAACAACGTGGAAAGCTGGATGCGTTTCGTCTGCGTTTGCGTCACGTAGATGTCGCCGTTCTTAAACGCCTGATTCCACCGCTGCCACTCGCGATTCCATCCGTAGGCTTCGCTGCCGTTGGTGGCGCTGTCCATGATGACCTGCTTCACCGCCTCGACATTCCATCCCGCTGCCGTTGCGGCCTTTTCGTTCTCAATCTTGCGCCAGAGTTGGCCGGCGCTCATGGGCGTAAAGACCATCGCCATTTCGCAGTTGTCCAAGGAAAGCTCGGTGCCGTCTGGAAAGTATATGTTCCCCGCCAGAATCGCCTTCGGACGCCAATCCAGCGAATCCTCCCACGCCAGCACGCCGGGACCGTGGAGAAGCATTTGCAGGTCGCAAAGCTGGCTCATATCGTCAAACCCGCGCCAGTTGAAAACCATGCTGTGAAAATACTCGGCAAACCCGCGCATCAATTCCGCGTCCTGAGCCGCGTCGCCGTAGTCCAGATCGCCGTCAATGCAGAGCGGAACCTCGCACACCATATCGAAGAACGGTGTCCACGCGTTCATAATGTTTCCGCGATGCCGCTTGAAGTTTAAGTTGGAGTCATTTCCGCGTCCGGCCTTGATAAGATCGCCTTGCGCCTTTGGGGCGTTGCCGTCAAATGCGCCTTGCACTTTGGCGCGACGAGCAGCCCTTAGCCGGTCGTCATTAACGAATCGCTGACAGATTTTCAGCGCGTGCTTCGGGTCTGAGACGCGCGATTTAATCGGCTCCCCTGACTTGGTTAAGTCAGCAAGTTTCCCGTCTGGAGGAGCTTGGTTTGTCATCTGTGCGGAGTTTTTACGTTGTTTGCGTAAATAGTCAAACGGTTTCCGCGTCCATTTCCTCAATTCCCTGCCGTTTCCAGCATTTCGGCGGGAAAAGCGGCATAATTTCCGGCGTCACGCCGCGTTTCAGGTGCTCAATCGGCACCCAAACCTGTGCTTTATTGCTGCATTTGCACACGGAACAGGCGTGCAGGTCCAAATCCCGCGTGGTTCCTTCGCCTCCGACAATCGCTGCAACAGTGTCGGCCAGTTCAGGGCAGTCCCCGCCGCACGGTTTGGAATATCGGGCGTTGCGGCTGCACAGAAAACAAATTTGCGCCCGACGTTCAGCTTCCGCCCTGTCCACCGTCTTGCGACCCCCGATGATGAATGACGCCAGTACCTTCGTCCCCGCCCAAATATCGCTCCACTGCAAATCCACGCCGCTGACCGAGATTCCGTCACCGGAACAGAAACGGCGTGCGGTCTGCGGACCAAGCTGCTCGCAGATATATTGCTCGATTTCCGCCTCGGCAACGGGCGGAAATCCGTTGGCAGTGCAGTAGTCGCGAACCTGCCAAAGCAGTAAATTGTATGTGCCGCTGTTGAAATTGTGGCCGGTGATCGGGTGCTTGAATGGGTATCCACCGGGCGGAACCATCGTTCTATTTGTCAGCGTCATCTCGTTCATATCGCAAAAGCTGCGGTCGAATCTTCGTAATCCGATTCATCCCCTTCCATATTCATCTTTTCTGCCGCCGTGTTCCATGCTGTCGCATCCACCACCACATTGTCCGCCACGCCCGCCGGCATGATGCCTTTCTTGCGAAGCACAAAGGCGGCTATGCAGGCCGCATCTGCCAAATCGGGGCTGCGCGCCTTGAGCTTCTTCATTTCGCTTTTTGGCAGCACATGCGTCTTGTTGCCCTTGCGGATGTAGTCGCGGGAAGTCAACTCGCGGATCGTGTCGGCGTCGGTCAGCCCGCGCACCTGTCCGCCCTCGATAAACCGGCGCATTGAATACCAGATTTCCGTCACTTTGTTCCCGTAAAGCTCGTGCCACGTCGTCGGCCTGTCCGTGGATACCGCCGTCTTTTCCGCCGCGCCACCGAACTCCACAGGGATGATGTCGCGCGACCAGCTTCCCGACATGATGCCAAACGGTCCCGCGCCTTCGCCGGTCACGTCGCACGCCAGGTTGCGCGGCGGGATGGGATGCGACTGGCCGTTGATCTTGTAGTTCCGGCACGTTTCCTCCACGGCAGCGGCAATGCCGTAGTGGATGAAGCGTTTGTCCTGAGTCATGTCGATGTTCACGATGACCGGCGCTTGAAACTCGATGCCCGTCACGCCGCTGGCAAACTCTCCGAACTTGAACGGGTAAAGCACGCGCCGGTCCCCGCCTTCAAACGCCACGTCGAAGCCCGCGCCCATCTCCCATCGCGCCTTCCACACAGCTTTGTCGGCGGTGTTGAACTGCGAAAGCAGAAACGCATCCATGACCGTCGTGGACAGGCCGGACGGTGCCCAAAAGCCCCGGCACTCACGCCAGTAATCCGGCGTGTTCTCGCCGCCAAAGAATCGTGCGTCCTTTTCCAGCTTCTTGCGCCCGATGTAGAAATGGAACTTGGCCGGATCATCCAGCGACGGCGACTTGTGCCCGTCCAGATGCACGCAACAGCCGCCGAGTTTGGTCAGCCAAAACTCGTCATTCACCGTGACGCTATTCCAGCCGTTCACCGGCTCGCAGTAGATGCCGTGCTGGTCTGAGTAATCGGTGGCGTTCCCCAGCCCGATGAACTGAAATTCCATCGTGCCTGAGTCCAGGTTGCGGCACGCCTTGGCAATCGCCTCGGGCATGGCCGTCATTTCGTCCGTGACGACAAACACGCGCCGGTTGTGAATACCCTTGATGCGGCCCACGGCGTTATCCACGGAACCGCCCTGATCGACGGCACGCCCGAAGATGGCGCTTTTCGTGTCCTCACCGCTCCACCGGATGATGGTGTCGGACGGCACGATTTGCAGCCAGCCAATCGTCGGGTCGGACAACGGTTGCTTGCACTTCTGTATCCAATCCACCAGTTCGCTCCAGATACGCTGCTTGAGCGCGGTGACGCTGGTTGAGGTCAGCATGCAGGTCGTGTGCTCGCGGGCGCACAGCCAGTTGCAGAGAATCCACAGCGCAGCCCTTGAGCTTTTGCCCGTTCCCGCCGCCCCGGTGCTTGTCAGTTGCTCCCACCACGCATAATCCGCTTCAAACGTCGTGCCGATGGTGCGCTCCACGGTTTCCTTCGCCCCGCACAGCGCGCCAAAGAACAGGTCGCTCCAACGGTCCCACATGAAAAGCGGTTCCGGCCAAAGCTCAGTGACGAGACGCTTGAACCATTTCAGCTTTTCCTCGCCTTTGCCGAGTCCGAACTTGGTCAGGCACAGATGCCACGGCTCATAACCGGGCGGCAGCGCAAAGTTGTCGTAGCTGATGCGCTGCGCTGGTTTGGTTTTGGCGGTCATCGGCGTGCCTTTGCCTCATCCTCGTCGCCATACACAGCAACGCCAGCGCCAAACATGGCCAGAGCCTCGATAATCGCTCCTTCGCTCATGCCCCGGTCGCGCATTACCTCGGCAATATCGCGCAGTGACATGGGCGTGTACATGGACGCAACAACCTCTGAGTAGGTTTGCGGCCTTCCGGGTCTTTGCTTGTCGTGGTAAATTTCGTAAGCGTTCCAAAGTGCTCCCCAGTCCGGTCGCAGTTTGTTTCTGCCGAAATTCGCAATCACATCGCCAAGGTTGTTTTCCCTCTCATTGCCGGTTATGGAAGTGGTTTTTCCTGTAATTGCTCTGGCAGCAAAAACTGCAACTTGTTGATGTCCTCCCCACGGATCAATGCGCGTGTTGCCGCGAACGATCTTGCCGAAGTCGCTGGATGTAGGGTTAGTGGTGTCAACGTCGTCATCACTGAACATCTGCCCAACTTTCCAGAGCAAGTATCCGCTGATAATCACGCGGGCGTAGTCCTTGGCAATAGCAGCGCGAGCGCGGCCTGTTCCTTTGAATGGCTGCTTTATGCTCCAGATTGGTTCCATTGTCAGTCCCTTAACACGGCTGGCAAAAAGTGACGGTGCCCAAAACACAAACCCCGCGCCTCTGGCGAGGGTTGGATTGATGTTCCCGCGTCCGGTGGATATGTTCACCAAGTTTCCAAGCACCTTCAATTCGGCTGGACTCGGGGCGCGGTCCCTAAAGTTTTCCGCGAGAAGCGCATCGGCTAGGTCCAGCCGCATTTCGTTGAGCAGCGTGTTGAAGGCGCGGTTGGATGCGTGAACAACCTTGGCGGCAACTTTTCCGGGTGCCGTGATGATGGTTTTGCCGGTTGAGCCGGTGCGTATTGGAAGCTGCGCCCATTCGTCCAGAACGGAATACATCATTTCCTCATGCTTTGAGCGAACCTTTGTATCCAAAGTTGTCTGGTCAATGCCCATCGCGTCATACGCTCCGCTTTTGGCGTTTGGCCGGTTCTCTCTCGCCTTTTCCATGCGCCTCGCTTTTTGCTCCGAAATTCCGGCCACAATCATGCGTGCGGTCGGCTTTAGGATCATCATGGCCGATTTAAGCGGGTTGGTCAGAACAACCTGCGTTTTGCCAGAAACTCCGCGACGGACATCCACCGGAAACACGGTCTTTCCAAAAGCAATCATGGTTGCGCCCATGCCTTGACGGAATCCGCTCAAATCGGTGGAGGAAACGATATTGATGCCAGCACGAAGCGTCTGCCCGATGCCGTCCACGATCTTTTTGCTAGTGGCGCGTTGTTTCTGGTAGTAATCGAACTGCTCTTTGAGAAACTTTTGCTTTATCGCATCCACACGGATTTGCGCGTCCTGCGTGGCTTGATCCATCTTCGGCGGAACTCTTTTGGGAGGGCGCGCATACTGTCCGGTGCGAATCTTCTCCCTAAAGTCGGCCTCGCGCTTGGTCAGTGCCTTTAGTCGCGTGGCGTTCCAACGCTGTTCCGGTGATAGCACCGGCTTTCCGGCGTTCCTAGCCGCCTGATACGCGGCACGGCGCGAATCGCGGATGGCCTTCAACTGCGCTACACGGCGCGAGTCCGGCCCCTGCACCTTGCCTTTGCCGGCCAAGTCACCTTTCGCCACTTTCTCGGCGTAGCTGGCAATGGCGCGTTCGAGTGCCTTGATTTGCGCCTGCTCTTTCAGATAGCCAGGATCACTCTTTGGCTTGGCGTCCCGGCGCATCTCGGCGGCCAGCGCCTTGAGCGCATCGGTTTCGAGGCGAACATCCTCTTCCAGTTGCGTCAGCGCCTCCTTGATCTTCGCCGGGTCTTTCACCTTGCCAGTGGATATGTCGTCCAAGGTCTGACCGGCGCGTTCGCGTGCTATCAATGCGCTGTCGAGCGCTTTCTGAGCGTCGGAGAGCGGGACGGGCTTGCGAAGCTCTGCCATCGTGTCGGAAAGCTGCTTTATTTCAGCCTTTGCAGCGGCAATCTCTGCCGTATCCACAGTGGGTTTTCCTTCGGCCTTTGGCTGAGTCAGCTCCATTCTTGCCAGCCTGTCACGAAGGATGTCGGCGCGGTCTTGCAGTCTGGCGAGTTCAACAATGTGCTCAGGTGGTGGAGGATTCTTGGCTGCCTCGATTTCATTCCACAAATCCTGCATTGCCTGCTTCTCGCTTTTCAACTGCTCGGTAAAAACATCATCCGGCACCTTTCGGCCTTTGGGCGGCTTTTCGCCAGTCTTGAGCATCTTGTCCAAGACCTCCATCCGGTTCTTCAAGGCGGTTTGACGCGCCTGTTGGATTCCTGCCAACTTTTCAGGAGATGGCTCTCCTTGCCTGAGTTTTTGCAACTCCGCACGCTTACTGGCAAGCTCACGCTGTCGAAGGTTTGGCTTTGCCGGTGTAAATCCGCGACGCAACGCATCCTTGTCGTCCTTCTCCATGCGGGCAATATCCTCCATCAGCTTCGTTTCCCGATAAGCGGCGGAAAGCTGCATGCTCAAAGCGTCCTTGTTTGGGAACTTCACCTTGCCGTATTCGCCGTAAGCCCGGTGAATATCGCGCAACGTGGCATCTGGCAGAAATTCCTGCACAGTCTTGAGCGCCGCGTCCATGAGTGCATCAGTTCCGCGCACGCCATTCTCCCAATGCGCCACCACGATGTCATAAACGAGCTTTCTCGCGCTGCTCATCAGCTTATGCGTTTCGACAGTGACATTTCCACCATCAATCGCTTCGCCGATTTCCTTCCGGTAAAGCGGATCGTCGCCAGCTACCACGGACGCCTTCCCCTTGTCGATATACGACTCTGGAGTTGGCTTGGCTTTGGGCTGCTTCTCCGGTGCCGTCGCGCCGGTTTTGACAGCTTCTTTTACCTTTTGCGGGCGCGTATTAAGCTCCCGTTCCATCATCGTGTTCGCCTTGGCTACGGCTCTGGCAAGAATCGGACGGATGCTGTCACCCATGTCGCCGGACTTCAAAAGAACGTATTGCGCCGCCTCCGCCATCTTGACACCAAACTCATAGACCCTAGCCTTTAGAATGAGAGCAACGTCGTTTATTAGGGTTGCGCGATTCTTCGCAGCGATTTGCTGTTTAGTGGGTTTGCCTAGGTAATTACCTTCTCCTTTGGGTCCGCCAATACCACCCACTGCGCCGGATTCGCTGCCCATTTGGCTACGGATTCGTTTCCACGCATCCGCCGCCTCACCTTTTGCGCGCTCCACGATTTCCTTGGCGTGCTGCATGACGCTGGGATGATAGGTAGCTCCGGTTTTCGCCGCAGCCTCCAATTCCCTTTCCATCTCGACCACTACGGCTTCCATCACCGCGTCCTCGTCCCGCTTTTGACGAGTCTCCCTTTCCAAGTCCACCTCGGCTTGCGCTTTCTTATATTCCTCGGCGGTCTTTTTAAGTTCCGCAGCGCGTTCCTTTGGAACAACATCACCCGTCGCCCGGCGCTCGCGCATCATTAGCCCAGCGTAGGTGTAATCGTCATTCATCTGCATCTGCCGCGACCGCAAGGCGCGACCGCTGGCCGTTCCAGCCATGCGATTCGCTTCTTCTGCGCGAAGCAGTTGCGCCTCGAAAACTTCCGCATTTGTCTGGTGAACCGCTTGTTGCTCAGGTGTCAAAGATGGATCAATGGCGCGCTCGCTTTCCGCCGCCATCTTGTTTTCAAGCTCGGCACGGCGATAGGTAAGCATCTGTTGCTCCTCATCGGTAATGGACTTCTTTTCCTTTTTGAGAATGTCATCGACCAGCTTTTCCGGCAGTGCCGGATTCTTTTCAATCGCGTCCATCGCGTTCTCAAATGTCACCGGGTCTTCCTTGCGCGCTTCGCTGACTGTCGGCACCTGTCCGCGCCGGATTTGCGCCGCTTCTACCTCAGCGTTATATCCGCCAAGAATCCTTCGTGACGCCGCCTGATACGCCGCTTCCACCGGCCCCATCGCACCGGGTCCGCCCGTGTATCCCTCGGGAAACTGACTGCCGTAAAGTTTCTTTCCTGACCGCATTGAATCTTCCAGCGCCATGAACATTTCGTCCGGTGTGGAAAACTGGAATCCGCGTTCCTCCAATCCCTCGCGCAGCGTGTCATGCGACGGTGCGTTCTTGCGAAACAGCTTCAAGAGCGCGCCTTTCCGCGCCTCTGCGATGCGGCTCAGTTCGCCGCCGGACCCTTTGCCTTTTCCGGTCGTAGTGGCGATGCCGCCAAGCTCCTTGATGCTGCTTTCCAGTTCGTAAAGGCCGGTATTGAAAGCATCCACCTGCTCCACTTCCGCGCGCCGCGCCTCTTCTTCCAGAGTGTTCTCAATCTTGCGCTTGGCGGCGTTGAGCCGGGTGATAGCAGCCTTGTTCGCCTTGTTGTTTTCCAGCGACTTCACCTGATTGTCCAGATGCTCCCATGCGCTCGGCAAATCGCCGTAGGCGTCCAAGGCGTCGCTGATGGTCTGCTGAACGGTCGGTTCCGGTCCTTTCGGTTTGGGCGCTTCGCTTCGCACGCGCTCGCCAACCAGCGTCAGGTCTTCGCTGCCGCCGAGCAAGTCACCTTGTTTCTGGCCTTCGCGGAGTTTCGGCACAGCCGCCTGCGCTGCGGGCGCGGGCGATGGCGCGGGGGTGGGGGTGGGGGTGGCTGCTTTAGCCCAAGCATCACGCGCTTCCGCAGCGGTGCGGAAATCTTGCGTGACAATCTCGCCGTTTTCCACCGCATACCACTTCCCTAAATTGCTTTTTCCAATCTTCCCTGTTCGCTCTCCAAATTTCACATCGTAAAGCAATCCCATCTCGCGCCTAGCGTTCGTGCCTGAGATTGGAGTCATCACCGGCTTTTCCGGTTTTGTTTCGCCAATCAGCCGTTCAAGTTGTGCGATTTGTCCACGAATGGATTGTAGCTTCACGGCGGCAGGATTCAGCCCGCCAATCATCCTTCCAAGCGGATGCTTTTCACCTTGATTTCCATACTGCGAAATCAAGTCTTTGCGTTCCTCTTTGAGTCGCTTTAAGTTTTTTACTCGATCAGCCGCAACCATCGCGTCGTATTGCTGCTGTGTAGGTTCAGCAGCCTTCGCTTCCGGCACAGCCGCCGCCGGGGTAGCGACCGGCGACGGCTCCGTGCGTGTCGGCTCGGGTGAAAGTGCGCCAGCCACCGAAGGCGGTTGTTCCGGTGTGGGTGTGCCCGACGGGGCTGGCGAAGATGGTTTGCGCTTCATTCTTGCCGTCACGTCGAACGCATCCAACGTGCGCCCGTATTGCGCCTCAGTGATCGGCCCTTCAATGTTTGGCGCGAACGGCTTTCCAGCAGCCGCAGCAGCCTCCGCCGTCTTGACGGCACCGGCAGCAGTCGCCACCGGGTCAGGCGGTCCAGCCTTGCCACTCGGCAGCGTCGTAGCCGCCACCTCCGCTGCGGCAGTGGCTTCCGGCGCGAGTGCGGCTTGCTGCTCCTTGAACCGACGAATCAGCTCATTTTGAGCGATGGCTTGCGAATAAACATCGAAGTTGTTTCTTGGTTGCGCCACCGCTTCCAGGACAGCATCCGGCGCTCCCTTTACTATCTCAGCAACGCTTTCCACCTTTCCGCTTTCAGCTGGAGTAAGGGGTTTCCCTAGGGCGTGTTTTGTTGCCAGCGCCGAAAAGCCAAGTGACGACACCGCCCCAATCCATCCCTCAATCTTGCCCTGCAATGTCGGCGCGTTAAACGCCTGCTCGAATTGTTCCGGCGCTGCCGCTGCCATATCCACGGCGAAGAAGCCAGCGGCACCCTTTCCTGTCTTGGCGAGCGTCGAAGCAATCTGCGCTGCGCCCGCGCTCTCCGCTCCAAGCCCAGCCGGAGCCAGTCCCTTTGCCGCATTTGCAAGAGCACCGGCACCGCCCATAGCCGTCATCAAAACTCCGCCTGGACTCATGCCAAACTTTGCAAACGCCGCCGCCTGATTGGTTCCGGCCTTGAGTGCAGCCTCCCACGCAGGATCATTTGGATCGGGCGGAATCGGCGCAAGATCGAACATTTCCGGCGTGGCGAAGATGCCCTTGCGCGTCATCAAGTCCGCCATCGGCTTGTATTCGTATTTCACGCTGCCGTCAGGATTGGTTCCCCACGGCACGGACTCAGCGGCAATCCGTTCCTCGGTCGGCCCAAGAATAGGCGTCAGTGATTCGCGAACAGCGCCAGCAGCGGTTCCGACCGCAGTTCCGACCGCACCCGGAATGTTGCCTTTCGCAAGTTGTCCCAGTGCCGTTTCCGGCGCGGTGAATTGCAGCGGCTTTTCCACGTAGCCAGCGCCTTCGATGTTTGGCCCGGCGACGGGTTGCGCTGGCGTGATGAGTTCCGGCAACGATGTCTTTGGCGTGACGTTTGACGACGCCGCAAGATATTCGTCCACAGCCGCCAGAGCGTCCGCGTCAACCGCTTCCGGCGCTAACGAGTCAAAAATGTCGCCCTTGGATTCGGGGGCAATTTGATCGAAGACATCACCCTTTGGCGGAGCTTCGAGCGTATCGAAGATGTCCGGCATGGATCAGAAGTGGAATCCGCGTTCTTTCGCCAGTGAGCGAGCCTTTTCTTTATCTCCACCAGCTTCTTTCAGCAGAGCTTTTGCGCTGTCAACGTCGATTGGTTTGGTGGTCGGCACTGGCGATGCCACGCCCCTGTTTTCGTCCCATGCTGCCTCCTCCTTATCAAGGCGTTTCTGCCAGCGTTCAACAATCTTGTCCTGCTTGTCGATGACGCTCTGCGCTTCGCTAATTGCCGCTATCTGTGCCGCGTTCGGATTATTGGTAGTGACCTTGAGCTTTATGGCTTGCATCACTTTGGCGGCGGCGTTCCGGTCGTCCTGTGCCTTGGCGAGATTGTCAGCCGCCATTTTGTAGGCTTCCTGTGTGGCTTTTGCCGTGGTGTCCTTTGCCTCCTTTTGGGCGCGATACGTTCTGGAAACCTTTCCGTCCGGTCCAATGGTGGCGCTGGACGGCTCCAATCCTTCGGGAACCTTTGTTGCCCTGGACTCGATCATATCCACCTGTTCCATCTTGGCCTTCAACGTCGCGGCCAGCGTGGGATCGTTTGCGACCTCTGGATATTTGGCCGCAATCGTTCCGAGATACTGCCTTGCGTCAGCAGCACCCATCGTGCGCGGATCAAACTCGCTAGCCTCCCATAATGCCGTAGGCAGCTTTGGATGGACCTGCCACTTTTCCAGCAACTTGCGGGAGTGTTCGACTTGGGAAAATGTCCTTTTGTCCTCTGTGGCAAGCGGAAACTTTCGCGCTGCGGAAACAGTCATTGCGGCAACCCTCACCGGATCGTCGCCCCACATTGCCTCAATCTGCGAAACCTCCCTGTCGAAGCCTTCGACGTTTTGGAATTTCTTTTCCTCAAACTCAATGGCGCGCGCATCCTTATCCACGTCCAGCTTGAGTCTGCGGGCGGATTGCAGTGCGGTTCGCTCATCGTTTTCCTGCCGACGCGCCTCCATTTCTTCGCGAAGCGCCTGTGCTTGATCGAAGCGCGATTGCACCCCGGCCTGTGCACTACGCCGGTAGTCCATAGTGTCACGAAAACGCGATTCTGCGGCGGCTTGTGTTCCACGCCTGTAGTTCATCGTGTCGCGGAAACGTGAGTCTGCGGTGGTGGATTTTTGCGCCGCTTCCTCTGCCCTTCGCATTGCTTCAGCCTGCCGAAAAGCCTCATTGCTGCTGGTCGCAGCCTGCCGCATCTCCAAGGATTGCCGCTGGTAATCCGTCATGTCGCCACCAGCGGAACTAGCGCCTCCTCCGTAGTAGGCGGAACGCCCAGACCTTGCGCTAATTGGTTTTTCGTCAAGTGCAGCCATAATCAGAAAGCCATGTTAGAACGGTTGGAACGGCCTTGACCGCCTCCGCCAAACCTGCGGGCGTCCCTTCGTGCATAGTAGTCATACGACTGCCTGGCAGAATCATTGGCCGCAGCCATTCTTTTCTCGGGAGTCATGTCGAGCGCGCCTTGTCCCATTGGTCGGTTCAACTCGCCGGTTAATCCGCCCCATCTTTGCGCCGCATTTGGCTGCGCCGAAAGCCGGGCTAAAGCAGGTTTTAGTTCTTTGCGCTGCCATGCGTCTTTGGATGATTGAGCAACAGGACCAACCGCACCGGCCCGTTCCATATCCATGACATCGCCTTGCGATGGTCCGGTTCCAACGGTGGTGTCAGGCGCTCCCCACACACCGCGCTGTGCATAAACGGCTGTGTTTTGCGCCTGTGCGCCTCCGCCGTATCGGCGTGCAATATCTACTGATGTTTGCTGGTTTGGAGTTTGCCAGCCGTTGCTTGTTCGCACTTGCGTCAACGGTCTTCCATCGGGCGCATTGGGTGAAACAGGCGATCCGGTAGCACCTCCGGGTTTCGGCACATCCTCCATCGTGTACATTTTCCGGTTGTTCTCCAAATACTGCGGGATGCTGGCGTTGGGCGCGCCCCACTTGTTTGTCCCGCCCGTGGCGTCGTAATTATTCGGCAGCATCGGGCGGACCTGTCGCGTCGGCAGGTTTGTGGGATTGGCGCGAATTGCCGCCATTCGTTTTTCGTCCGGGGTTTGGAAGTAGGATGGTTGCCAGCGTGCCATAGTTTAGATCAGGTTCGCGACCTGCCCCATGCTGATTGCAGGATCGGTTTGGAGAACGCCGTATTCATTTCCCTCATTGAACTGTCCCATGCTATCATTCAACGCCTGAAACGCCTTCGCCCATAGCGCATCCGCGTTGTCGGCCTGCTCATCCTCGGCGTTGTAGGCGCGCACGCCCATTTCCAGCGCCGGGTAGCAATCTGGTGAAACAACCGTGCTGTCAGCCGTCGCCCACACGTAGCGTTTGCGGGCAAAACCCCTGTATTCGTAGGTGTCGAGCGTCGCCGCGTCCCCGGTCAGTTGATACTTCCGCACCCCGCCGACATCGCCAAGATCGTAGGCAACCACGCCGCAAACGTCGGTCGGATCGAAATAGCCCGGCCCGCCCGGTTGCCACCGATATTGCATCGGTTTGATGGCAATGTTCGTCCAGCACCCGGTATCCGGCGCGGTGAAGTCATTGGATGCGGCCAGTCCGTCCAGCCGCAAATACGAGGCGTCCAGAGTAATCACGCCACCGGATGATGTCACCGTTGCCTCTGTGTGCAGCCCCGGCCACGAGCCTTTCAGCCAAAACTGTTCGAGCACCTGATTGATGCGTTGGAGCTGCTGCACGTTGCTCATCTGCCCGTTTTGCGTCAGGAAGAGGTTGAACCTCGACCCTGTGAGACGCGCAACGGCATTGGCAATGGTGAAGGACACGACTCCCGATTTACACGGATGCAGCAAAAAGGCAATTGCTTTTTACGCAACTCACGTAAATAGTGCGCCACATGCCCCAGCTTGGTAAATTAACGGTAATTACCGGATATGACGCCGACAACACGGACTACCCGATTCTCGGCATCCTGTGCGACCCGCGCGCCCCCGGCTACGCCGTTCCAGCCGACCTTGCACCGCATCCCGACGAAGTAAATTGGCCGAATCACGTCTTTCATGGCGCTGCTCCCGCAGAAAACGATGGGCGCGTCATGTGGTCCTACTCGATTTTTCCCGGCCCGTGGGTAACGAGCACCCGGATTGATCGCGACAGCGAAATCGTCACGGTTAAGCGCCGCAGAAATATCAAAGCCAACATTGCCAGTTCTGAAACGGTGGATTCAGGCGTGTTGATTCGCAATTTTTACGAGCAGGAAAACGACGACCTGATCGCCACGGAAATCAACGAAACCCGAGATTTGCCGGGAACGGAAATGATACGGGCCGAAGTGGACGGAGACACTGGCACCGAAGTCACTGTCACGATGCAGATGATCGCAAAGCCAACCCTGCCATTCACGCAGGTTGCAGGCAGCGAAATCACTTATCAGCCGATTTCAGCCGTTCACGGCATGAAAGTCACCACGACGCTTTCCAGCTTTGCGGCCCTGTCGGTGGTGGACTACCCGACCGGCAAGATGAAGGCTCCGGCGCTGATTACAAATGCGGTGCTGAACTCGACAACAGCCCGTGACGGCACCCCGGCTTTGAGCATCGTGTGGACAAAGCGCGCATCCATGACTCGCGAAGTCAAGATGACGCGCACCAAGACATTCGGAACCCAGGCGAACATGCTGGCGGCACAAGCTGCTCTGACGCTGGAAAATCCCGGCACCATTGATCTCGTCCGTGACCCGTGGTTTATCCCGGCCATCCGCGAAAGCGACGTGCTGACCAACGCTGTGACGCTGGGGCCATACACCACCGGCACGGAAAACCCAAAGTGGCCCTACATCGTTGAATCCGTTTCGTGGGGAAACACCTCGCCGACAGCCAGCGCCTATCCGGGAAGAACCGGAGTGGTGCTTTCCGCAGTGGTTGAATACTGGAAATACAACCTCTGGCGGCTGACCAAGATTCAAGCTGATACGTTCTGATGGAAGAACTTGACGCCACGCTGGCCCGTATCCGGGAAGTCATTCCAGCCGGACTGCCGGAGCCGGATGCCGGAGGCGCGTCCGAATATCCTGGGCGCAACCCCGATTCTCTCACCCGCATCCCGGCGCTGCTCAAGCTCCACCCGTTCGAGGTGTATGGCGCGGGCTTCACGTCCAATGCCGAGACGACCGCTTACGCCTACGTGCGGCGCGGATGGATTTTCCTCGATGAAGCCGACCTGACACAGACCGCCGCCATCGCCAACATCGACAACCGGATGACCCTGACGAGCGGGGATTGGGTGTGGCTGGAGATGACGTTTAGCTTCGCCGGAGCAATCACCGCAGGCCCAACTCTTACGTGGGGACCGAGCGCAACAATGGGCAACTCGATGTTCACGAACAACGCCGGGGTAAGCAACGTCTGGCGACAACCCATTGCCTACGTTCGCGCCTGCCAGACCGGAAAGAGCACGGTCAATGGTATGCCGGACGCGCCGTTTCCTGATCCCGGCGATTTCCCGGACCTGAAAACAAGCCTTCGCATCGACCAGCTTACCACCACCCATCTGCAAAAGGCTCGGAAAGCCACGTCCGGCGGAGAGTTGATCTGGGGGCTTGTGCCGAACTGGGCGTGGACGGCGGGGACAGGCCCAACCGGCCCAACGGGGCCGACTGGCCCTACCGGACCTACCGGACCCACGGGGCCAACGGGACCCACGGGACCCACGGGGCCTACCGGCCCCAGCGGACCATAACCATGAGAACACACGTCCAGAACCCGACCGTCACCGTCATCATGGAAACCGTGGGAGGGCACCCCGACAAGATTGCTCGCGCCATCCGCTCGTTCATGGCGCAGGATTACCCGTTGGCGCGTCTGCTCATCATCAACCGCCATCCGACGCCGCTCCGATTGCTCAACGTCCCGGACTCGCACCGGCTCCGCACCGAAGTCGTCAACGACGAGGACACCTACCTGCGCCCGGTCTATCAACACGTCGCCAACCTG